AGATTCGCTGTTCGGCGGTCTCCTGCTCGGATCCGTACATTTTCAACAAATCGTGATAACTCACTGTAATAACCTCCGTTTCGCTCTTGCTCATCAGCGCCGGACTTTTACCGGCGGACGGAGTGCGGCCGGGGACGGCTTACGCCGTCGCCCCGATCCGGCTGTAGGCGGTGCGCTCGCGGCCGTCTGCGTCAAAAACCTGACTGCCGTACTTGCTGCGGATCTCGTTCATGCTGCGCTTGCCGCGGTAATGGCCGCGCGCATCCTCCGGGTGCCGCCAATACCACATCTTTTTGTTGCTGCTCCAGCGGCAGCCGGCAGCCTTTAACGCGTCCTTGTGTTGGCGCGTCTCGCCGCTGATCCAAAGCCACGAGCCGCAAAGCTCGACCGTCAGCCCCGGCAGGCCGAGCAACACGGCGAGGATCTCGCGGAATTCTTCGGCGGTTTCGGTGGTCTGGTGGTACTCGTCGGCGCTTGCGTTGTGCTGGCGCTTGAGCTGCTCAAACAGCGCGTCATGCTCGGCGTTGATCTCCTGCATGATCTCCGTGCTGCCGCCCATGTCGGGGTGATATTTCAGGGCCAAACGGCGATAGGCCGCTTTCAGCTCGTCGAGGGTGTGGATGTTGGTAAAGTATTTCATGGTTGCTCTCCTTTCATGTGTGGCATACTAGCGTTAGTATGTGTATTTTTAAGGGACGTTTAGCCCCTTAAAAAGTTTTCGATTGCTTCTAGTAAAACGCTCGCTTGTGATACGCCGCTATTATTGCATTTTGCTTTGAACGCTTCAACCGTTTCTTTGGGCAACTGCAAGTAGATACGGCCGTAAACCTTTTCGTTATACCGGCGTTTCACTTCCGTGCTGGTGGTGGTCTTTCTTGCCGCGAGGATCATCTCCTTTCGCTGCCGTTCCCCGGCTGCATTTACAAGATAGCATACTTGCGTTACCATGTCAAGCCCTTTTTGCAAAAATTTTTTTGTGCGGGCGCTCTCTCCCTCTATACTCTCCTTTTCTTTCCTTTGGTCGTTGAATGTCTCGCGGGTATGGAATAGATATTTAAATAGCTATGGCATAGCTGTGTAATAGCTATGACATAGCTGTGTAATAGCTATTACTTAGCTATGTAAATACCCCCCCTATAGTCCCCCCCTCTTTGCGCGGGGCGTTGTCCTGGCTGTGTGCCGGTGATGCTGCGCAATGATGCGATGATATGATGATGGTATGATGATGGTATGATGATGGTATGATCCCATTATCCCATACAAAATTCGCATTGTGGCAGCAGGCAAAAAAAATTGCGGGGCTTGTGGTGGCTGGTTTTGTGGCGGCGATCTGGTGCATACTGATGCATTTTTTACGGCTGTTTTCTGCGTTGTATACTGTGAATATTCATGCAGTTTCGTAAAAACGCTGTGCTTTCAATGGTTTTAACGATTTACAAATTCGGCATAACCTACATTTTGCCGAATAACTCATGGATTTTGTGGTATTTCCGTTCTGCAAAGCTTGTATTTTATTCAGTTCATGCGCAGTGTATGCAGTGTCATGCAGCAATGCCAATAGGTGCCCTGGCCGCGCGGGCAATCATCCACGGCGCGCGCTGGTGTGTGGTGCGTGTTTCGCTCGACGTTTCCGGGTGTGCCCCTCCCCCCCTCTCCCCCCCTGGGTGCCGGAAAAACGGGGCGGCTCTCAGGCGACAGCCCATGCGTTACGACACACAGCCTTTTGAGACTTCCCGCCAAACATCGCCCGCTCGGCGTTTAACGCAAGTTCAACCCACTGCGTTTTTCACGCCTTTCCAAAGGTATTCCATACATTATCTGGTGACGTGCATTTAGTTTTTGCAACGTTTGATGCTATACTATAAGTGATGGGGTGATTCTATGGCAAGACCGCGCAAAATCAAAACCGCCGAAGAGCTTGGCGTTCTGATCGACGAGTTTATCATGCAGTGCGAGGACGGAAAACAGTACATGGACGACTATGCGCTGATGAAGTATCTCGGCATTGCGCCGCGCACACTTGCGCGATGGCGGGCAAACGAAGGCGGGGAATATGACGGATATGGAGAGCAGCTCGAGAAGCTGGTTGCATACCGGGAAGCGGTCTATGCGCGCATGGTGGCTGAAAACCCGAAGGGTAGCGGCGGAATCATCTTCCTGCTCAAGCAGCCGAAAAACGGCGGGTACATCGACAAGCCAGTGATCGACGTTCACGCGCAGGAGCTGACGATCAAGACAGACGGGATCGGCGGCGACAGTGCTTTCAAGTAACGCTTGCAAGTGCGCGACAAACACGCTTAATCCAACAAGCCGAATGCGGGCGCAGGATACGCGCTGCGGCTGAGTGCTTGCTGTTCGCGTTTGCGAACGATGCCCCTCCGTACCGGAAAAAGGTCAACCTCGCGTCAATCGAAAGCTGTTCTTGAGAGCAGAAACTTTCAATCTCTTCCACACTCGGAGCAACAAAGGGCGTGCGCTCACGCGCCTCGCGCGGAACACTCTCACTATTTCTTTTCTCAGTAAGTTCTTTCTTATTAAGTTCTTTGTTACTTAGAGTATTTGTTTCCTTCGGGAAATCCGGAGACGGTTTTTCCGGAGACGGTTTTTCCGGAGACGGTTTTTCCGGAGACGGTTTTTCCGGAGACGGTTTTTCCGGAGACGGTTTTTCCGTTGACGGTGTATCAGCGATTTCCCAACTGTACCTGTTGTTCCCTTTCAAAATCCTATGACGGTACGGGGTAACTGTGAACCCGGCACTATCCGGGAATCAAGCGTCGGAAGCGACGGTAAACACTGCTGCGGCGGCAAGTGGCCTAAGCGTTTCATCTCCTTTCCGCTGAAATCCTGTGCAAGTCAGGATGCCGCAGCTCCCCTTTCTACGGCAGCTTTCTAAGAGGGACGCGCCCGGTGCAAGTCCGGGGGCTGCCACCAAGACCAGACGACCGGATTGACCGGAGCGTGAAAAACCGGCAGAAAGCCGCTTTCCTGCTGCAGCGGGAGGCGGGCGCGCTGAGCTGCTGCTCGGAATTGGTTTATAAGCTATGCGCGCAACAGCCGTGTACGAATGAGGTGAAGCGTTTGCACGTTATCCGTGTGGAGCTGCCGAAGCAGCAAAACGAAATCGAAGTGCACGTCATTGCGGACGTACATCTTTCCGACCCAAACTGCGATATTCGCGGCGTGCAAAAGCGCGTGGCGGACATTGCGGCAAAGGATAACGCCTATACAATTCTTGCGGGTGATCTGATTGACAATGCGACGCGAAGCAGCATCGGCGACATTTACAGTACGCAGTTGTCCCCGATGGAGCAGATCAAGCTTGCAAACAAGACGTTTGCCCCGCTCAAGGGCCGCATCCTTTGCGCTGTTCCCGGCAACCACGAAGAGCGGACATATCGTGCAGACGGCATCGACATTACATGGCTGATCGCAAACGAGCTGGGCGCGGGCGACCGGTACGCTCCGGACGCGGCGCTCGTATTCGTATCACTCGGTGAAAACTCCCGGCGCAAGAGTGAGGGACGGCAAACGACGTATTCCATCTACGTCAACCACGGCAACGGCGGCGGGCGTAAGATCGGCGGCAAGATCAATCGGCTCGCAGACTATGCGCAGATTGTTGACGCAGACGTTTATGTTTGCGGGCACACGCACTCCCCTGCCGTGTTTAAGGACTGCTTCTTCCGGGCGAACGCTTCTACGAGGAGCGCGGAGCCGGTCGAACGATTGTTTGTTAACACCGCGGCTGCGCTGGACTACGGCGGCGGCTACGGTGTGCGGATGGGCTATCAACCGGCGAGCAAGGCCGCGCCTGTCATTTACCTTGACGGGTGGCGGAAAAATGCCGGGGCTGCAATGTGAAGGTACCCTATGCAGAAAAATGAAACTCTCCTCCGGGCGATTCTGGACATTATCGGTCGCGGGAATACTGCCGAGGTAAAGCAAACGAAAGACGGCGTGCTTGTGCTGGAAGTAAAGCGCAAGGTCGCCTTTCGGGGAACAGAAACAGAATAACGACGTGCCCGGAAACGGCCGGGCATAAGAGCTGAACGGAGCTGGCTGCGGAATGCAGTTGGCTCCGTTTCTGCATTTACGGAGGATGCCATGCCGAAGCAGAAGCGAAGCACGCAAACAAATTTCACATGGGATCCGGGGCACGCGAACGAGAAGCAGCTTCTGTTTTATCAGAGCAGAACGATGTACACGGCCTACGGCGGCGCGCGAGGCGGCGGCAAGACGCACGCTGTGCGCATTAAGGCGGTAGGCGGCGCGTTTACATGGCCGGGCATCCGCATCCTCATCGTGCGAAAGACATACCCGGAACTGCAGTCGAACCACATCGAACCGATTTTGAAGATGGTGCCGCAGGAGCTGACTAGCTACAACGGCACGCTGCACACGCTGTACTTTCAGAACGGCTCGACCATCCATTTCGGCCACTGGAGCGGCATCACGTCCGAGAGCGAATACCAGGGCCAGGAATACGACTGGATCTTCATGGACGAGGCGACGCAGTTTACAGAACGCGAATTTCGCTTTCTCGGCGGCTGCCTGCGCGGCGTCAATGAGATTCCAAAGCGCTTTTACCTGACGTGCAACCCCGGCGGCGTCGGGCACAGATGGGTCAAGCGCCTGTTTATCGACCGAAATTTCAAGACAGACTCCGACAACCCGGAGGAGAACGAGAACCCGGACGACTACAGCTTCATTTTCGCAACGGTCGAGGACAACAAAGACCTGCTGGAATCCTCTCCGGGCTATCTGCAGGCGCTCTCCCAGTTGCCTGAGAACATTCGCAAGGCGCACCGCTACGGCGACTGGGACGCACTGTGCGGAACGTATTTCCCGGAATTCAGCAAGGCGACGCACACCTGCAAGCCGTTCCAGATTCCAAAGCACTGGAAGCGGTACAGGGCGCTTGACTACGGTCTGGATATGCTTGCCGTCGGCTGGTACGCGGTGGACGAAAACGGGCGCTCGTATATGTACCGCGAGCTGGTGCAGCCGGGGCTGATCGTGCAGGATGCAGCAAAGCAGATCCTCGACATGACGATGCCGGACGAGCACATCGAGATCACCTTTGCCCCGCCGGATATCTGGTCGCGCCAGAAGGACACCGGCAAGACGATGGCAGAGGTGTTTATGCAGTGCGGCGTGCCCATCGTGCGTGCGAGCAACAACCGCGTGCAGGGTTTCCTGCAAGTGAAGGAAGCGCTCGCAAATATGCCGGACGGAAAGCCGGGGCTCGTGCTTTTCCAGAACTGCGAACGGACGATCGGAGACCTCGAGGACATTCAGGCGGACGAGCGCAATCCGAACGACTGTGCGAAAGAGCCGCACGAGATCACACACACGGTCGATTCCGTGCGCTATTACTGCGTGTCGAGAACAATGCGCGCAGACGCAAGAGACGCAAACCCCTCGGAGATCATCTACGAGGACGAGGACGCGCAGGAGGGCTACGAGGAATTCATGACCGGAGACGCACCGTCTGCCGGATATATCAGCTATTAGGAGGAAGACGGGAGGAAACATGAACACTATCGGTTTGATCGGCCTGCTGGTGATCGCGGCGTGCTTTGCAGTGACGATGGTAAGCCTGCGGCGCTGGGACGACGAGCTACGGGCATTTCAGGACGCGACGATGGACATGCTGGCGGACACCTCGCTCGACGTGTCTCGACTGCAAAAGCGCGTAGAAGCACTGGAAGAGACTGCGGCCGCACTGTGCGAGCGCGCGGACAAGCTCGACGAGGAGCACGCTGAACAGGTGGAGCAGGCGCTGCAGATGGCGCAGGACTTCTCCAACGGCGTGTCCAACCTCATGAACTACAGCTACCTGATGGCCGGAAAGAAGGACGTGAACGGCGATGCCTGACGAGTTTGACAAGAAGATCACGCCGGAGCAGGTACAGGCAGAGTACCAGAAAATGCTCGGCTACAACACCGCTGTCAACCTCGACGAGACGGTGCGCGCCAACGAGAACTTCTTCATTGGCAAGCAATGGGAGGGCGTGGACGCGAAGGGTCTGCCGACGCCGGTATACAACTTCCTGAAACAGGTCGTTTTGTTTTCCGTTGCGAACATCACGACCGACAACATCAAGATGCAGGCAACTCCGCTTGCGTGCGAGCGCACGCCGGAGGACGTGGAGCGCGTCGCGGAGATCGTCAACAAGGAATTTGACCGGCTGTTTGAGTTCAACCGCGTGCCGAACCTTGTGCGCGAGTATATGCGAAACGCCGCCGTGGACGGTGACAGTTGCCTGTTCACGTTCTGGGACGACACGGTTGACGCCGGATTCGGACTGCGCGGCGGCATCCGCACGGAGATCGTGGACAATATGCGCGTCGGCTTCGGCAACACAGCGTGCCGTGACCCGCAGAAGCAGCCCTATATTCTCATCGAACGGCGAGAAATGACGAAAGAGCTGCGCAGAGCAGCGCAGGAGGCCGGAAATCCGCGATGGAACGACATTCAGCCGGATAACGAGAACCACAACACTGACAGCTACAAAAACAGCTCAGAGCGCAGCACGGTGCTTCTGCGAATGTGGAAGGAACGCAAGACCGGCACGGTGTGGGCGTGTGAAGTCTCCGGGCGCGTCATGCTGCGCGAGCCGTGGGACATGGGGCTGCGGCTCTACCCGGTGACGTGGATCAACTGGGACTACATTCCCGACAGCTATCACGGTCAGGCGCTCGTGACCGGGCTTATTCCGAACCAGATCTTTGTCAACAAGCTGTTTGCAATGTCCATGATCTCGCTGATGACGAGCGCGTTCCCGCGAACGGTCTACGACAAGACGCGCATTCCGAAGTGGAACAACGCGGTCGGCGCTGCGATCGGCGTCAACGGCGGCGACGTGTCCGGCGTGGCAAAGATCATCGACCCGGCACAGATCAGCCCACAGATCGCGCAGTTTATCCAGACGAGCGTGGACTATACGCGGCAGTTTCTAGGCGCGACGAGCGCGGCGCTGGGTGAGACGCGGCCGGACAACACGTCGGCCATTATTGCCCTGCAGCGCGCAGCCAGCATCCCGTCAGAGATCACGAAGCAGAACCTCTACAAATCAATCGAGGACCTGGGGCGCATCTATCTTGACTTCATGGCGGCGTACTACGGAAAGCGCAAAGTGCAGGTGTCTATGCCGGACGTGGGCTCGGACATTCTCGCATTTGCCGGGAAAGACCCGGAGGAGCTGGAAACCGTGCTGTTCGACTACGGCATTCTGAATGAAATGCCGATGGCGCTGAAACTGGACGTCGGCGCAAGCTCGTACTGGTCAGAGATGGCGTCGGTGCAGACACTGGATAACCTGCTGATGCAGGACAAGATCACGATCGAAGAATACCTTGAGCGCATCCCGGACGGCTACATCCCGAAGCGGCAGGAGCTGATCGCCTCACGCAAGCAGGCGGCACAGCAGCAGATGATGCAGCCGGAGGAACAGAGCACAGGCGGCACGCCGGCGACCGGCGCTCTGGTCGATCTCGGCCAGAAGACGCCCATTCGCGGCGGCGGAGGCTTCGGCGACCTGCAGCGAAAGGTCATGCAGACCGGAACGACCGAATAACGAACGCTCGGCGGAAAACCGCCTTGCAAATACATTACCGGATAAATTTCAACACGTGGCGCCGACCATAGCGCCGCACCCGCCAACCATAGCGGGAGAAGGGATTTTGACATGGCAGACGACATGAACACCGCCTTTACGGCGGACGCAGACGATTGGAGCGACATCACGGCGGACAGCTTTGCCGACGTCGAGGACGACGCGCAGGGCGCGCCGGACACGGAGACGCAGGGCAACGATGCCGCGCCGGAGATCGAACAGAACGACGGCGGGCAGGATGCAGATGCCGCACAGCCGGGCGAGAACGAGGAGCAGCAGGCGCAGACAGACGGCCAACTGTTTGAGCTCAAGCACCTCGGCGAGACGAAAAATGTGAACCGGGACGAGGTCGTAACGCTCGCCCAGAAGGGCATGGACTACGACCGCGTGACCGAGAAGAACACGCAGCTGGAAACCCAGGTGTCCGAACAGAAACAGCAACTGGCGACGCTCACGGAACACGAGAACGCGCTGCAGGAGCTGGCAAAGCAGAGCGGCACAACCGTCGAGGAGCTTGTGGAAAACATGCTCATTGCCGTTACCAAGAGTAAATACGGCATCGACGACGACGGCATGGCGCTCGAGCGTGTAAAGCTCGACAGAGAGCGCCGCGCGCTCGATCAGGAACGGGCAGCACTGGCACCCCAGAAGCAGGAGCAGGAGCAACAGGCAGCGAACGAGAAATGGCGCGGCGAGTGCTTTGACGCATTTGCAAAAGCCTATCCCGACGTTGACCCGGCCTCCATTCCGAACGGCGTGTGGGAAGCCTTTAACCGCGGTGAAACGCTGGTTTCGGCCTACGCAAGAGAACGCAACAAGGCGCTGGAGGCAGAGATCGCGCGCATGAAATCCGAACAGGAAACGCGCGACCGGAACGCGGCGAACGCTGCGAGGAGCACCGGCAGCCAGAGCAGCGCCGGGAAGACCGGCAGCGACGAAGCGTTTGACGCGCTGTGGTACGACGGCAACTGACCGCGTGAAATGAGGGCTTGCCTCCGCCTGAAATTCTGAATTTTTAAGTGAGGTAATTACATTATGGCAATCAATGTTTGGAACAAATACAGCACCAAGCTCGACGAGCGTTTTCAACAGAAGAGCGTGACCGACGCATTCGCCGGTAAGGATTACGACTTTGTCGGCGTGAACGCAATCAACGTGTACAGCTCCGACGAGGGCGACTTCGACGACTACACCCGCAGCGGCTCCAGCCGATTCGGCACGATCAAAGAGCTGGGCGACACTGTGCAGACCATGCGCATGACGCAGGACAAGGGCGGCACGTTCTCGATCGACGCGGGCAACGCTGCCGAACAGTTTAACGTCAAGCAGTGCAACGCGCGCATGAAGGCAACGTGGGACGGCAAGGTCACTCCGAGCATCGACAAGTACCGCCTGCAGAAGTGGGTCGGCGGCGCCGGTGTTGTGACCGTCAATGCTACCGCGCTGACCGGCAAGACGGCGATCGACGCCATTGTCAACATGGGCGCGGAGATGTCCAACCATCTCGTGCCGACCGATAACCGCGCAATCTTCATCGGGCACACGCTGTTTGCCAAGTGCAAGCTGTCGGACTACATCGTCGGCATTGACGTGCTTGGCAAGGACGCCGTCGCAAACGGCTCTCTTGGCAAGCTCGACGGCAACGACGTGTACGCCATCCCGGACAGCTATCTGCCCGCAGGCGTCAATTTCGTGATCTTCCGCAAGGGCGCGAGCGTTGACCCGGTGAAGAACCAGACCATGCGCATCCAGAAGAACCCGCTGGGTATCGACGGCGATGTGGCGGAGTACCGCGTGATGTTCGACAGCTTTGTGCTGGATAAGAAGGCATACGCCATCGGCGTGCACGCGACTGCGGGCAGCACGACCCCGGCGATGACCGTTTCCGGCGGCACGCTGACGCTGACTGCCGGTGACGGTGAGACCATCAAGTACACCACCGACGGCAGCAACCCGAAGACTTCCTCCACGGCGCAGACCTACAGCGCCAGCGCGAAGCCGACCGGCATCGCCGCAGGCACGGAGGTCAAGGCTTACGCCAGCAAGACCGGCGCGCTGGATTCCGGCATTATGACGGCTACCGCCTGAGGCAACGGATAAGGCGGCGGGAAATCCCGCCGCCTATTTTCAGATAACGAGGTGATTTTGTGGCAGAAGTCAGCGACGTGTTCGATGCGGCAATGTCCATCATGGACGAGCTGAGTGACAGCGGGAAACCGCAGACGACGGACACAGACGAATATAAATACCGCACCGTGCCGATCATCAACACCATGATCGCGGAGCTGTACCCGTTTTCGGAGACGAAGAAGGCCGGAAAAACTGCCTCCGGCTGGCGGCCTGTTGAGGAATTCGACGACACGATCTTGGAGATCGACAACACGCTTGCGCTCGGTGCGATGCCATACGGCCTTGCTTCCGCTCTCCTGACGGACGAGAACCCGGAGGCATCCGACCGGTTCAAGCGGCGCTACAACGAGATCGTGACGATGCACAAGGCAAACGCGCAGTGCAGTATGGGCACGGTCGAGGATGTGTACGGCGGCATCGAGTATAGCGAGTTTGGGAGCTGGTGACGCGCATGAATGAGAAGATCGTCGGAATCCAGAAATGGCTCGGCATCAATCAGGCTGGCAGCGACGACACAAGTCTGAAACTTGGCGAGGCATCCGAAATGCGCAACTGGCGCGTGACGCAGGACGGCGCGCTGCGAAAGCGCCCCGGTATGAAAGCTGTGCATACGTTCCCCGGAGAAATTCAGGGGACATGGTGCGGCTACGTCGGCGGAGAATATGTGCAGGTAGCGGCCGCGGCCGGGAAGCTGTGGAAAATCGGATTTCCAGCCACTACGGAGGTCTCGGTTCTTGGCACGCTCGCCGACGCACATACGGAGTTTTTCGGATTCCGGGAAAAACTCTATATCCTCAACGGAACGCAGTACAAGGTGTTTGACGGCTACACGCTCGCGGATGTGACCGGGTATGTGCCGACCGTACTTGTCGGCGTCGGTGCGGACGGCAGCGGCACGGAGCTGGAACAGATCAACAAGCTATCCAGCAAGCGAAAATACCGCATTGCTACGGACGGGAAATCCACGGTGTATGTATGCCCCGAAAGCGGAACGCTGTCTGTGAGCGTGAAAAACAGGGCAACAGGCGCAGCGCTGGCAGCCGGTACGGACTATACATTTTCAGACGGAAAGATCACATTCACGAGCGCGCCCCCTGCCGGTGCGGATGTGTATGAGGTGGAATACACCGTTGCGTCTGATGATTCCGGTGCGGTCAAGGCGATGAAGTTTGCAGAGCTTTACAACGGCGCGACGGACAACCGTATATTTCTATACGGCGACGGAAGCAACAAGGCGCTGTACTCCGGGCTGGACATCGACGGCAACCCGACCGCCGAATACTTCCCTGACATGAACGTGCTGGACATCGGCGACGAGAACACGCCGATCACAGCGATGATCCGCCACTACTCCAGACTGCTGGCGTTCAAAGAGGATTCCGCATACTCCGTGCAGTATGGCACGGTGACGAACGCAGAGGGCAAAATCCTCCCTGCGTTTTACTGGACGCAAGTAAACAAGGCCATCGGCAACATTGCTCCCGGCCAGGTGCGGCTTGTGGACAACAGCCCTTACACCCTGTTCGGGGAAAGCATCTACACATGGAAAAACAACAGCAGCTACTCCAGTAACCTGACGATTGACGAACGGCAGGCGAAACGCATTTCCGACCGCGTGTGGAAAGCGTTGCAAGACTTCGACCTATTTCAGGCGTATTGCTGGGACGACAACGACCGCAAAGAATGGTACTGCATATATGGTGACACGGCCATTGTGCACAACTACGGTCTCAATGTCTGGTATCTGTATACGAACTTCCCTGTCAAGCACTTTTACCGCGTATACGGGAAACTGCTCGGCGCGCGCGGCAACACGCTTGTGGAGATTTCAAACGCATTCCGCAGCGACTGCGGTGAAGCGATCGACGCGCGATGGGAGAGCGGCAACATGCACTTCGGCGCGGATTTCATGCGCAAATACTCCGCCATGCTGTGGATCGGTCTCGTTCCGACGCACGCCGGGTCGATGACCGTTACGGTCATGACAGACAGAAAAGCGGATTTCTCGAAGAAGCTGGTTTTCCGAAACAGCGCAGCGTTTGACCACGCGAATTTTGCGCACTGGTCGTTTAACACGAATAAGCGACCGTATATGACGCGGCTGAAACTGAAAGCAAAGAAATTTACATACTACAAGCTCATCCTGACGAACGATGACGCAGACACGACGGCAACCGTCACGAGTGCCGACATCCGCGTGCGGTTCACGGGATATGTGCGATAGGAGGGTTATATATGGCACTTCCGACGTGCAACGAGGACATGGACATCATCGCCAAACTGGACGACGAGCCGAACGACGTGGGTGGACTTTCCGCCGCGTCTCTGAAAGCAAAGTTTGACCTTGCAGGAAACCTGCTGAAAAAGGCACTGAACGATTTGGTCGCGGCGCTCGGCGGTGAAAGCGCGGCAAAATGCATCGGTTTTGTCGCGACAGAGGCGGTGAACAAAACCAACGTGCAGGAAGCGATCGAGGACGTGCAGGCGCAGATCGCCGGTGTGTCGCAGGGCGGCATTGCGGACTTTGCTGTGACTACGGACAAACTCGCGGACGGTGCGGTGACTACGGAAAAGATCGCAAAGGGCGCGGTGACTTATCACCAGATTGCCAACGAAACGATTGGTAGTCCGGAATTGGCGAATAATGCGGTCGCGGCGAGCAAAATCGCCTCGAGCGCCGTGCAGGAGCGGCATATTTTCAACGGCGCTGTTACGGAGAGCAAACTCGCGGGGGAGAGTGTAACTCAGGCGAAAATCGCGACTGCCGCAGTCATCAGCAACAAGATCGCGATGCGCGCTGTGACGAAGGACAAGCTCGCTGACGGAGCCGTAACGGCGGAGAAACTCGCAAGTGACGCTCTGGACAGTGTGCTGAATGCCTATTTTCTGAAAGTGTACCCGGTTGGCGCGTTTTACTTTTCTGCGTCCAGCGACAACCCGGCAACGCTGTTCGGTGGCACATGGACGCAGATCAAAGACACGTTCATCTTGGCGGCAGGTACGAAATACAAAGCGGGCACGACCGGGGGCGAAGCGACACACACGCTGACAGCGCAAGAGATGCCAAACCACTACCATGACGAGTATGCCGGCAACGACGGCGGCGACAGCAGCGCACCGAGCGGCTATATCGGCTGGCCGAGCATTAGCTACACCAGCGGCAAAACGTGGTTGGCAAAGTTGGCGAAAACAAGCGGCACGGGCGGCGGTGCGGCTCACAACAATATGCCGCCATATCTGGCGGCATATGTCTGGCAGCGCACGGCGTAACCGGGGCTTGGGAAGTATGAGGTGATGATATGGCATATATCAAACGCGGTGAGGCAAAGACCGTTCCCGTGCGCGTGAAATTCAACGACATGGACGTGTTTCCGCTTGGAAACGTGGATGAGATCGCGTTCAAGCTCGGCGACAGTTTGCGCAAGACGTGGCCGGACGCGGTGCGGTACGACAACGCAAATGACCGGTTCCTGCTGACGCTGACGCAGGAAGACACGCTGTCCCTCGACGTGGGGCAGGCGGAGCTGGAGATCACCTGCAACTTCAAGGGCGCGGGCAATATCCTGAAGACGAAGAAAAACCCGAAAATCAAAGTGCTGGACTGCACGGACGAGGAAGTGATGGAATGAGCGACAGAATCGAAGCCGAGATCCTCGATGTGCTTGGAGAAGAGGTAGACGCAACTGTTGACACGCCGCTTGTTGTGATTGAAGGCCCTGCCGGTGCACCCGGCAAGGACGGCGCAAAGGGCGAGCCCGGCGACAAGGGTGCTGCCGGCCACAGCCCGGTTAAAGGCACTGACTATTGGACAGCAGCAGACAAGCAAGAAATAATCGACGATACTAAAAATGCTATCGATTTGTCGAGCTATGCAAAGCTGTCTGACTTAGCCCCGCTGGCTGGCACAACCACCGAACTCACTCCGGCGCAAGTGCATCAAGCAATTCTCGCCGGAACGCCGGTCGTGGTCAAATATACGGATCGCGCCTACGGCGAACTGTCTTTCACAAGCTTCAATGTTGCGAATGAGTTTGGCAGGATAGTCTCGCAGACCATCGTATATTATGGCGGTAACTACATTCTTGCTGAGTTGGTGGGAGATTTAAACGGAGAGTGGAAATTCTACTCGGCCGCGCTTGCAGAGAAGAAAGACATTCCTACGGTGCCGGAATCCTTGAAGAACCCAAACGCGCTGACTATTAAAATCGGCGGCACGACCGTCACCTACGACGGCAGCGCGGCGAAAACCGTCACGATCGCCGACGGAAGCGAGGTGGCCTACTGATGGCGAAAAAGCTCTACGAAGAAGCGTCTGTGCAGGCGATTGCCAACGCTATCCGCGCGAAAAACGGCGAGGCGACTACCTACAAAATTGGGGAGATGGCGGCGGCTATCAATGCAATACCGATCAAGGACAATATTGTCCATGCGGATATCCCGGACTATATCAAGGCGGAGGCACTGAAAGTAGCCAAAAAGGTGCAAGCTGTGCGAACTGCGGATAGCATTGTATTTGTCGCTGCGTCCGACGCGCACCAGCTTGACACCAGCGGGGACATTGTAACAGGGAATAAGCACGCTGGTATGGCGTTGAAAGCTCTGGCGTATGCGCTTCCCGGCATTGATTTTTGTTGCTATCTCGGCGATTACACATGGGGTGCCAGCACAACGACGATCGCAGAAATGAAGCGGCACATAGCGGAAATCAGCAAAAACATCGACGAGGCGTTTCACGGCATTCCGCAGTTCCGTACCGTTGGCAACCACGATGCTGGCGCGTATGCTGTTGCACAAAATGGAACGACTATATCAGACGCAGAGCTTTACCAGATGATTGGAAAATACTGCGATGGTGCAACATTCGGGTCGACAACCGCTGGCTATTGTTATAGGGACTTCGGCAGCAAAAAGCTGCGTGTTATATGTCTGAACACGTCCGAAAGCCTGACAGCAAGCACAGCGTCAACGGGCCATGTTTCCGACGAACAAGCCGCGTGGTTTGCTGAAACTCTTAAAGCGGTTGGAGCTAAAACCGGATGGCGTGTGCTGACACTGTCACACCACCCACTGGATTGGAGCGTCGTTAGTGTATGCTCCAATATTGTTAAGGCGTATGTGACTGGCGGCAGTATTACGGTAGGAGGAAAGACTGTTAATTTTGCGAGCGCCAACAGCGCGCAATTTCTGTGCGCATTCCACGGACACGTCCACTGTTTTAAGGCCGCAAAGCTGAACAGTATTTCCGGAAACACGCCCGCCGAGTTTAATGCTTGGCGCGTGGCAATCCCGAATATGTGTTTTAGCCGTAACAACGAATACGGCCAGAACGGGAAAGGCGAATATTACGGCGTTGAATTTGGCGAAGAAACGACGTACAACAAAACCGCCGGAACGGCAGACGATACGGCGTTTGTTGTAAACGTGCTCAATCCGGCTGCGCAGAAAATCTACAGTTACTGCTATGGCGCGGGCTATGACCGGGAAGTGTTTACGGGTATTGCAACCGTCGCAGTCACGGGCATCACACTAAATGCGACGTCTGGCGAAGCAGAAAAGGGCGGAACTGTTACGCTTACGGCAACCGTGTCCCCCGCTAATGCCAGCAACAAAACGGTGCTTTGGACAAGCTCAGCACCAAAGGTTGCCAGCGTCGTAAACGGCGTTGTAACGGCGCTTTCTGCGGGCACGGCAGATATAGTGGCAACAACAGAGGATGGCGGATTTACGGCGACCTACCATTTGACGGTTAAGCCGCACACAGTGGACGTGCTGGCGACGTATGGTTATGTGGACAACACGCGACTTTCGACAGGCAGCGGCACGGAAAAGGCTGCGAATGGATATGTGGTTATTGGCCACACAAGCAAAATTCAGATTAGCAACAAGCTTTATCCAAATGGGCTGACGATCCGGCTGAGCGGCGCGAATCAGGTTACTGGCGGGTCGACGGCCAATCCTTATAGTGACAGTTCAATGTGCTGGTATACAGCGGCTGGTGCTTTTCAGGCTGGCGTGTATATTTACAATACGGATTCCTTTTCGCTTGGCGCTAAAATGGCGGTTGATCCCGACGCGAAGGGATTTACGCTGTCATGGGCTGCCGGGAAAGTCCCAGACGTGCAGTATGGCATTGCGTTCGCCGTTAAGGGCACAGGTGCAAATCTTACGGTGACGCTGATGTCAAAATGAAGGAGGTAACAGCAGATGGAGATCATCGAAGCATTTGCGGCGAAAAGCAAGTGCTATCAGGTAGGTGCGCCGCAGCCCAACGCGGCGGCGTGGGAGGCGGTTGACTGATGGAATTTATTGCTTGCAACGCGGCCAATTACCACGCCGGGCGCACGCAGCCGGTGCGGTACATTGTGATGCACTACACGGCAAACAACGGCGACACGGCAAAAAACAACTGCGACTACTACCACCGCGTGGGCGGCCTGCAGGCCAGCGCGCACTATTTCGTGGACGAACACGGCGCGATGCAGTCCGTGCGCGAGTGCGACACGGCGTGGCACTGCGGCGCGCGGGCGTACTGGCACCCCGAGTGCCGCAATGCCAACAGCATCGGCATTGAGATGTGCAGCCGCAAGCGCGCCGACGGCAGCTACTACATCAAGCCGGAGACCGTGGCAAACGCCGCAGCCTTGGCAAAAGACATTATGCAGCGCTATGGCATCGACACCGACCACGTGCTGCGGCACTACGACGTGACGGGCAAGCGCTGCCCCATGCCGTGGGTGGATGACCCGGCGCAGTGGACGGAGTTTAAGGAGATGCTGAAACAGAACGATAACGATGAGGAGGATGAAAACATGGTAAAGTACAAGACGATTGATGACGTCCCTGAATGGTACAGAAGTGAGGTTCAGGAATTGATGGATGCTGGTGCTCTGAAAGGCACTGGCAATGGAGCCATCGACATCTCTGAAGATGTCGTGCGCGGCGCGATTATCGGCATGCGCTACGTCGAAGCCAAAAACCCGCACTATCATTCTATCGACGATATGCCGGAATACTATCGCAAAGAGGCACAGAAATTGGTTGACCGCGGCGCGCTTCGCGGTGTCGGCGGGGGCGACCTGAACGTCAGCGCGGACGCGCTGCGGTCTATGATTGTCTGTCAGCGGATGATCGACGAAAACAAGTGATGGAGGGGTAGTACCTATGAACATTAACTGGAAAGTACGTATTCGCAACAAGAACTTCTGGCTGGCGCTGATCCCGGCGCTGCTTCTGCTGGTGCAGGTGGTGGCCGCCCCGTTCGGCTACAAGTGGGATTTCGGTGTTCTGAATCAGCAGCTTGCAGCAATCATCAACGCAGTGTTCGCGCTGCTGTCCATCCTTGGCGTGGTGAACGACCCAACGACGGCAGGCAGCTCTGACAGCGCGCAGGCGCTTACTTACGAGGAGCCTAGAAAGGAAGGCTAACGATGACAGTTACCGTTGCAAACCTGATCTCAGCGGCGGCGTTTGTGCTGACGCTTATCGGCGCGTGCTGGCGGATGAGTACCATCATCCAGCGAAACACGGACGCAGTCGTGGCGCTGACGGCGCGCATTGACCGCATGGACGCCGGAAACGCCAAGGAGCACAACGAGATGTGGGACAAGATCGAGCGCAGCGAGGACACGCTCAACGACCACGAGGCGCGGCTACAGCTTCTGGAACACAAATAAGAATCGACACGGGGGACGCTGCCGGGCGCGGCGGTGTCCCCTCTTCCCTATCAAGTGACGAGGTGACACGATGGCATACAACGACGCAATCATCAACAGCGCCGACAAGCAGAAAATTGCCGCGCTCAGTGAGCAGTGGAAGGCTGCACATCAGGCCGGAAATCAGGGCGGAATGAACGAGGCGCACGAACAGGCAGAGCTTATTCGCAAGAAGTACGGCTACAGCGGCGGCGCGGACGGCAGCGGCTTCAAGATCGTTGGAAACAACACCGTCCTGCCGGAAGCAAAAGACCAGAGCGAGAGCATCAACAAGATCTACGATGCACAGCAGAAGGCAAAGACCGACGCGCTGAAAGCGGCCTACGACCAGAACATGGCGGACTATGACGCGCAGGCCGCAAAGATCCCACAGACGTACAACGAGGCGCGGCGGCAGGTATCGACGCAAGCGGACATTTCCCGCGCGAACCTGAACGAGCAGATGGCGGGCAGCGGCATCAATGTCGGTGCTGGCAGCCAGCTCGCGCTCTCGCAGCAGAACAGCAGGAACGCGGCTATGGGTAAAGTATCGTCCGCAGAGGCAGACGCACTGTCCGACCTCGAGGCGCAGCGGCAGAAGGTAAAGACGGCATATCAGAACGCGGTCGCACAGGCGATCAGCGAGAACGACGCGGCACGCGCGAAGGCGCTCTATACCGAGGCGCAGCGTGTGGATAACTCCATCGTCAACACGGCGGTCAAGCAGCTTAGCGTGGACACGACGCTCGCGGAAAACGAGCGCAGCCGCCTCGAACAGCAGGCCGCGACGCTCGCCAAGTACGGCGATTTCAGCGGTTATGCCGCGCTCGGCTATTCGCAGGATCAGATCGACGCGATGCAGAAAGTGTGGGGCGCGCAGAACCCGAAGCTCTACTACGAGCGCACAGGCGCATATCCGGCGAGCTACACGGCATCAAACAGAAGGACGGGCGGTGGCGGCGGTGGCGGCGGCGGTGGTGACGACAACACGATCCCTCCGGCCAGAGACCCGAAAACCAAACCAAAAAGCGCCGTAGATTACCACGAAAACAGCTACATCACGAACGCGAACGGTCCCGGCTGGGTGATGGTGCGCGGCTATGGGCGCGTGACACCAAGTGAACTGGAAGCACTCGTGAACTCTGGAAAGGTGAAAGAGGTCGTCAACGGCAACGGTACTTATACCTACCGAAACGCAAACTAAGGAAAGGTAACTGACCATGGCATCAGATTTTCTCAAGCAGTATGCGAAAAGCAGCCGCGAAAAGATCGACAAAGAGTTTGGCAAGAAGGCTTACGGCGGTTCAAAATACAAAATGGATAAGGTGTGGGGTCAGACGGCGACGCAAGACACTGCTGCCAAGCAGAAACCTGTCACCGAACCGATCTCTGAGCCCGTGCCGCAGAAGAAGAAAGAGAACATCAGTTTCTGGGAGAAGCTGCTTAACGCTTTCGGCGACGCCGGTTACAGCGCGGACACGACAACGCCGCTTGCCCTGACGAATCAGGCAATCTCGGATGATTACCGCAAGAGCAATATGCAGGAGAGCAAGACGGCGGAAGCGGGCGGAAACATCGCAAAATCCGCCGTAAAGAGCGCGGAGAGCGCCTACGAAAACGCGGCCGGAACATTTCTCAACAAGCGCAGCGGAACACAGATCATGGGCGTGACCGTGGCAGACAACGCCGTGCCTCAGGAGGACAAGGACAAGGCGGAGGCCGCGCGGAAGCGCAACCAGGAAAGCATCTACGCCAAGGCAGACAAAGCGGCGGAAGCGGCGGCAGAAGCATCCGAAAAGGCGAAAGATAACCTCGGTGGCAGCAAAGCCGCGGGCGCGTTTGTGGACATTGCAAGCGGCGGCCTGCAGCTCGGCGCGGACATGGCGCTCAATGCGCTGCTCCCCGGCGCAGGTCTGGCAAACATGGGCCTGCGCTCCTATGGCAGCGGGTCGCGTGAGGCACGTCTTGACGGCGCGAGCGAGGGCGAGCAGGTTGCATACGGCGCTGCGGCCGCTGCTGTTGACGTTCTGACGGAGAAAATCTTCGACGTGGGCAAGCTGTTCGGCGGAGGCGCTGCGGACGACGTGGCGGAGAAACTCATCGGAAAGCTGGCAAAAACGGATGCCGGGCGCAGTGTTGTGCGCGCGCTGACAAACGCTGTCGGTGAGGGTGCAGAGGAAGCCGTGGCCGACATCCTGAACCCGGCGATCCGCGCGATCTACGACAAGGGCGCTGCGGCAAAATCGAGCTACACGACGGCAGAAGGCGCGAAGGAAATGCTTGCGCAGTCTGCGTATGACGCGATGATCGGCGCGGCGCTGTCTACATTCGGCACGGCGGCGGGCATCGCCAAGGGCATAGACGCGCAGAAAAATGCCGCACTGCGCGCCGGAGAACCTGCCGCAAACGTAAACGCAGAAGCGAGCGCGAAACCGGCAGAGGCGGAAAATATCGCCGCGGAAGCACAGGCAGAGGCCGCACCGGTCGAGACCGCGCAGGACGCTCCGGCGTCACAGGGGAAGCCGCAGGAGAACAGCACGCTGCGCATGGTGGAAGAAGTCGCAGGGCTGCGCGAACCGGCGCAGAGCCCGGAACAGGAACGTGCTACGGAAGCATGGCAGAGCGCGGAGCGGGACGCGAACAGGCAGCCGCAGGAATATACGCCGGAAGATCATATCGACAACCGGTCTGACGAATACATCGCCAAGCGGAGCACCAAGTCATTCCAGTACAACCACCCAGAGCTGCACGAACACTTTGAGCGCGTTGCAGAAAATCTTACCCCTATGATTTACGGCTCAATGCAGAGCGACCGATATAAGCGCGGGAAAGGCACGATCACGAACAACCCGCGAGTTGTACAGGACGTGATTGACAAAACCGGCCTTTCCCGGCCGGAGATTCTGCGTGCACTGGATGCGATCATCAAAGACAACGGCGTGGAAAACTATGCAGACGCAAAGCGCGTAGAAAAGGCGCTGGATTCCCTGCTCGTAGACGGCTACACAAAACCGAACGGCGAATATGTTGCTCCTGACGCGGCATACATGGAAGCAAAAAGCCAGATTTCCGGTGGCACTGACCCGTACTCGTGGGAGTATTATCGATATAATGACCTGTCGCTCATGCTCGGAGAGATCACGGAAGAGGAAGCCTATAACGATTGGCGCGCGCAGCGCGACGCACGAGAGGCCGCAAAAGCGGCGCAGGAACAGTCACAAAAAACGGGTGAAATTGTGAATGAAAGCGCTGAAAACGCGGTTGAGTCACAAAACAGTGACAATTTTGCAGACGTGCAGCAGCGAGAGACTGAGACGGATGCCGGGCAGCGCGGCACTCTGCCGGAAGGGCAGGGCGCAAAATCCGCGGAGTTTGGCTATGACGAGGCAAAGACGCAGGCGCGCTCGACCGACGGTGTGCTCACCGATGACGAGCGTGCGATGGAAGGGCTGAGGCCGGAAGACCGGAAGCACAAAGTCAACCATGACGAAGAGGTAGACGCGAAGGCACAGGAGCGCTTTGAATCGGACTATGAGGGCGAAAAGGCAGACCTGTTCGGTGAAAAGCAGGATTGGGACGATACCGACACGGTGCTCGCGCACAAGATCATCGTCAACGAAGTGGCCAAAGCGCGCGAGAGCGGCAGCAAAGATGCCTACGCCGAAGTGGCAAAGCTCATGAAAGAGTGGGACGCGCACGGCACGGAAGCCGGTCAGGCACTGCGGCAGCGTCGGCAGCTCGCGTCTGACCCGGCGCTAATGGAAGCGGACGCAATCCAACTGCTGAACGACAGCGAGCGCACGCGCAAAATGTCGGACGAGCAGCGCAAGAAGATTCTCGATAGCGTGAGCCAGAACGCAGAGAAGCTTCGCAGCATCGAAAAAGGCGATGTGGACGGCGTGGTTGACCTCATCAAAGACATGAGCACGGAGCGGCGCACAAACGGTCTGTGGTCAAACAAGATGGGCAGAACAATGGAAAAGGCGCTTGAGCAGGCAAAGAAACTGCCGGGTGGCGAAGCGTTTCTGCGTGACGTTGCCGCAAGCCAGGTGCGTGGCATTGCGTATGACTACGCGAAACCGTCTACGCTCGAACAGATCAAAACCTATCGTTATCTGTCCATGCTCTCGAAGCCGGCGACGGCTGCCAGAAACCTTGTCGGCAATATGGTGTATGACCCGGTAGAGGCCGTGTCAAACAACATCGGCGTCGGGCTGGACATGCTGCTGTCGAAATACACCGGCACACGCTCCGTAGCTGCGGATAAGAGCTATTTCTCCAAGACGAAACGAAAAGGCATGGGCGAGGCAACGCTCAAGTCGTACATCGAAACTGGCCTTGACGCAAGCGTTTCCAACGCGCAGGGCAAATACGAAACCGGCGGCAGCAGGTCGTTCAAGATGGTCGGGAACTTTCTGGAGCGGTTTCTCTCCACGTGGGAGAAATACAGCAACTATGCCATGGTCACGACTGACCAGATGCAAAAAGGCGGCATTCAGGCGGAAGCGCAGCGCGGAATTGACGCGCTGGAAGCTAAGGGCAAGGTGGCAAAAGGCGCGCTTGACGGCCGCGCGGAGGAAACCGCAAGGGAACGCACGTTCCAGAACGAAGGCAAGCTGTCCGGTGTCATGGGCGGAATGCGCAATGCGCTGAACAAGCTCAGCATCAAGGACAAGCAGGGCGGCAGCATCGGTCTCGGCGACATTATGCTCCCGTTCACGAACGTGCCCGGCAACATTGCGAGCGCAGCGATTCAGTACTCCCCTGCCGGATTTATTAACGCCGGTGCGGAGGTCGTCAAAGTCTTGAACAAGGCAAAGGCCGGGACGCTGACCGCATCCGAACAGGCGAAGGCTGTGACGGATTTCGGCCGCGCGTTTAACGGCACGATGGGAATCGCGCTCTTTGCGGTGCTGGCCGGTGCTGGCGTGATGAACGTCGCCGGGGACGACGACGAGGACAAGGAAGCGCTCGAAAAGTCTGAGGGCGTGAGCGGCACACAGCTCAACCTTAGTGCACTCAACCGGTGGATTGCCGGAGAAAGCACGGAGTGGCGCGACGGTGACGACCTGGTATCCATTGGCTTCCTCGACCCGATCAACGCGCAGATGACCTATGGCGCGCTGCTGGCAGACTGCTACAAGGACGAGGGCCTGACGTTTGCAAACGTTGCGGGCGGCAATCTGGAATCTGCTTTTCAGAGCGTGATGGATCTGCCCGCTATGTCGCAGTTTCAGGAGATCGCAAACGGCTATAAATACTCCAAGGCAAAGACCACGGGCGGGAAGGTTGCGGAAGCCGCCCTGCGCTACGGTGCTTCTCAGGCAACAAGTTTTGTGCCAAACGTCGTGTCCGGCGTGGCACAGGGGGTTGACGGGACGGTGCGCGACACCTACAACGGCGACACCGTGTGGGAAAACAACCTGAACGCGATGAAGAGCAAGATTCCGGGGCTTCGGGAAACGCTTCCGGCTGCGCTGGACAACTGGGGGCAGGAGAAGAAATACACCGGCACGGCGGCGGAAAACTTCCTGAACGCGACACTGAATCCCGGCAGCGTGACGAAGTACCGGACGAGCGCCGTGAACCAAGAGCTGTACCGGCTTGAAAGCATGAACATCGACGTGAAATACCCGGAGAAGAAAGCGCCGCTCGACGGTAGCCGGAACGGCAAGGATGTGGATCTGACGCAGGATGAGAGGCGGCATTACCAGATGGCATACGGCCAGACGGCCTATGACAACATTCAGAGAGCCATTCAGAGTTCTGTATACAAGCAGTCGAGCGACGCGGAGAAAGCGGCCGCGATTCAAAACCTTCTGGAAGTCGCAACGGCGGCAGGCAAGAAGAAGGCGAAGCTCGACGGAAGCGACACCCCGTCGTGGACGACGAAAAGCGACGGCAGTGTGGCAGACAATGCCGTATACCGCGCCAAGCTCGGCACCGCAAAAGACACACTTCCGGCCAATGCGCGAGACCGCAACGGCGATGTGATGCAGGCAATCATCAAGACGGTCGTCGGCAAACGCGGCGGCAGTGACCAGCTCGCGCTCAACGTCATGGCACAGCAGCTCAAAGAGGGCACGCAGGAAAAGGTGGAGACCGCATACAACGGCGGGTACGAGCTGAAGCAGATCGTGGACTTTTATCAGGCAATGTATGCAAAGAAGCCGGGAACCAGCCAGAAGAAGTACAAGGAAGCAGATCTGTATGCGTGGGCGATGCAAAACGGATATACCGCGAAGCAGTTCAACCAGCTCTGGAAGCTCTTCTCGTGACAAACACACAACAAGAAAGCAGCACGCAGGATATGCGTGCTGCTTTTGCTTTATGTGCTTTCGCTTTCATACTGCTGGATCATGCCGATCGCTGCGCGCAAGTCCGGCGCTTCCCGGATAGCGCAGCCGGTTTTGACGAGGTATGCTCCGTCAGCGCTGCGCGTCATGCGGACGATCCTGTTCGTTGGAGCCGCCGTTTTTTTGCGTTCTGCGCTGTCTTTGTTTCCCGCGCTAACTTTTACGTCTTTCGAGACGCGCTCGCTCTCCGTTAAGATTTCCCCAGCGCATGCGGCATACCCGGCCAAATCGATGAAGTTATCCGCTTTATCGCCTCCGGTTGCGATGCGGCCGAGCTTGAACAGCGCCATCATTGCGCCTACGTCTGCGGGGTTGAGCTGCGATTTCGCTCCGCGCCCGAACAGATACACGTTCCAGAGGGCGGCGATAATGCGGAAATTGTCCTCCGGCTCACCGTACTGCTGATTTCGGTCGGTGCAGACGCAGCGCGCTGCCTCGTGCAAGATTTCAACTCGTTTCAAAATTCGTCCTCCTCCGGTTCCACATTTTCGTGTTCGCGCTTTGCTTTTTCCCGAAGCGTTTCGAGCGTCTTACGGTAGCTGGCAGGATATACCGCGCGCACCACAGCGTCGAGCATAAAGCTGTCAAACGACAAGCTCTCACCTTTGTAGCCAAGGGACGCCGCGTTGAACAAGGCCTCCGTCACGACGCGAAATCTCGCTGCGCATACCGCTCCTTCTGTTGCTGTAAGTATTATGTTCATGTCGCCGAGAGCTGTTGCCTTTTTACCAATTTCGTTCATTGTTATCTTTTCCTTTCTTGTGTTCCATAGAGTTCAAATGCTTCCCACTTATTTGCTATGCGCTTCATGTGCGCGCTGGCAGCCTGAATCGTGATTCCAAATGTGTCTCCAATTTCTTTGAGCGTGTCGCCGCCAATGCGCATACGAACGAGTTCACGATCGCGCGCAGGAAGTGACCGCAGGAAGCGTTCTACATCCGCGCCGGTTTCGTCCAACGATAGGCACGGCCTGTCTTGCAGCGGCACGACGCCGCACATTTTCACGTTACATTCTTTGTTCGGGTCAACCGCGTCAACGTCATCCATGTGCAGTACCAGTTTCCCTGAACGCTTCTTTCGTTTCGCGCAGAGCTGATCGAAGCCGACTGCGCTGCGCATGTGGTACATTGCGTGCGTGGAGAATTTCCCTCGTGCCGGATCGTATGTAGCCGCGGCGCGGATCAGACCTTCGGCGGCAACGCCGTACAATTCCTGCGGGTCGCTTCTGGATGCGTATTTCTTCAAGAAAAACCAGATCAATTTCTCGTTATCCGCCGCGAGCTGTTGCTGTTCCGGCGTAAGCGGCGCGAGCGGTTTTCTGCGCATGGCTTTACCCTCCTACAATGTCAATCTCGTACTCTTCCCGCAGCACGCGGATCAGGTCGGGCGCGGAGACATATCCGTCCCGCACGCTCTCCGACAGCGCCTCGACCTCTCGCCAGATGCGCTGGAGCTGCTCCGCCTCCATGCCCTCTTTGTCCAGCAGGGCCGTGAAAAAGATCGCCAGCGTCACGCGGCAGGCATCTGCCGTCGCCGTGTCCTTTGCGCGCTGCACGTCTGCCTGTGTCGCCGGCCTCCGGCGTGGGTTAATCCGTTTTGTCATCGTCGTCATCCTTTCGATCGCCGAGATAGCAAAATCCATTCGGCGGCATATCCGTGTTCAGCATCTTGCACCATTCCCAGCTCTCGCACTCGTTCTTGCCGGATACCCAATACATGCAGTTTTCACATCTGACAATCGGCGCGGTTTCAACAACGTCTTCTTCGCTGCCGTCCTTTTTCCTGCCGTATCCGCAAAAATGCTGCGGCCATACAGGGAGGCGGCAGTCTTCTGACACCTCGCAGTTTGTGCAGATCAAGACCCCGTCGGCCAGATAAATGCTTTCGTGCTGGGTAAGCTCCCGCGCGCTTTCGCAGTCCATGCACCGCGTGACCTGCACGGCATCCACGGTGGGGGCTTTTTCGATCAAGCCAAGTAAGCCGTTCCAGCCAGCGCAGTACGCCGCAGGGAGAACATCTTTACTACACCGCCACACGCCCAAATCATCAGCATCAATCAGTCTCATTGTCACCACCTCCGTACATTCTCGCCCCGCAGTTGGGGCAGATAGGGTAGACGCCATTTTTATGCCATTGATAGTCTCTGTGCATTGCCTCCCCGCCGCATTCCGAACAGTCGCAGCAATAATTACTGTTCTTCCAGTGTGGTCGAATCCACCGCCCACGCACCACCGGCGCAACGTCGGCGGCGGGCGCGTCTATTACTTCTCCGCGCATATCGTCCACCCAGCAAGCGCGGCACATACAGCCGTTGAGGTCTTTCCCTGCCCCTTTGCACGGTAAACAGTATCGCCCTTCGGTGTCTTTCAAAAACGTTTCACGCTCGAAGTATTCAGCCATTTTCAACCCTCCTGTTCCACACTCTGATGATGTCATCGTCGGATGCCGCGCGATTGCCAAGTGTAAACACCATGCCGCATCCGTCGCAGATCACGCTGTCTCTGAAGTAGATGCATGCCTTGTCGAAGCGAACGTCCCCGCCACAGAACGGGCACAGTTCGAGTTCGTGTTCAGCCATTGTCAGCCCTCCTCCACATAGCACCAGCTTTGCGGTGCTTTAGTAATCGCCACCGGAACCATGCAATTTTTATCATAGATACAGGCTGTGCTTTCGTACCCGCTTTTGCTGCATGATTTGCATTTTTTCCAAGTGTGAAATTCTGTCAGTTCCTTCGGCTTATCGTAGATTTTAAGGTCGGAGATGTGCCAGCCGTAACCGACGCCCTTGAGATACCGAACGATCTCTTCCCGTGTCAGACAGGCTTGCTGCTCCACATCGTCTGGTGCATGGTTGAGCGGTGCGAGCTCATAAATCTGGTCGCAGATGAACTCGCCTATGATCTTACCACTTCCGATTTTATCAAATGCATTGTGGCTGTGATCGTCAGCATAAGAATAACGCTTTCCACTCCAAAAATGATTATTCTTATCTTTTGTGCAGTAAATATAGCACTTGAACGGCGGTTTCAGCTTTGGCTTTGTCTTGCGGACTTCGACAGTTTTTTTGCCGCTGGCAATCTTTTCGCACCACTTTGGGCGGATGCTCAGCATGACAGTCTTACTCATACTTCATCGCCTCCAATGCTTCCACCGCCTCCTCACGGGTCAGGAATACGGTCTTACCGACATCACGCGCATCTATAACACCGCAACGTGATGTGTTCAACATAGTCCTCCCATTAAGGGTGCTTATATCTGTCACAGTAAAACTGCAAACTTGCTCGTCCGGGTAATTGTAGAATGTCCAAAGCTCGTCTCCCGCCTTGCACGGCAGTACCATCAAGCGCCCGGCCTTGTCTGCTTCCGCCAGATCGAGCAACCTCTCAGCCGCAATGCCAAACACTGAGACCACTTTCGCCTTTGCCATCAGTTTCGCCCCTACAACGGCGTCGTTGACTTCCTCCGGAGTCAGCCCCGTATCCTCGTAGGCTTTGAGCTTTTCCCACACCTGCCGCTGCGTGCAGTTGCCAACGTATGGACACGGCAGCTCCCGGCACTGCGAGATGTCGCAGAAATTCCCGTCAAACGTCAGTCTCTGCATCACTCCACCTCCCGTTTCAGTTCTTCATACAGCTCATTGAAGTTTTTATCCCACTTACGTAAGAGATACAGGGCATACACGCCGAGCGCAAGCCATAACACGCTGGCAACGTTTTGCAAAATGGTTGCCATCACTCTACCTCCTGCATCCAGAACTCACGACGGCAATCAGTGCATTTAACGTCAATATGTGCGCATCCTCCATGTGCGCCCCTATGCGATGTAGAAATCAGAAATGGACACATTCCCAGCACACCGAATTCGTCAATACTCGCCTCCGGATATTGCTCCAGAAACACACTCTGCCGTGTCTTGCGCGGGTGCTCCTTTGACCACTTCTCGACGATTTCCACGGTCTTACCAACGGCTTTACCGGCATCGTCAACCATGTTACGCAGCGCATTGCATTCTCTCGCATCAATAAGCGGGCAACCATCACAATCGCCGTCTACCTGCCAACACCGGTCACACATCCGGTTTCGTTCTTCGATAAATTTCAGTGCGTCCATGCTCACACCCCCGCATCCTGCATCGCCTGCCGCATGAAGCTCAACTGCTGCCGCAGGTCGTCGATCGTTCGCTCCTGCCGCGCCATTTCTGCGGAAAACGCCAGCGCCTTGCGCCGCTCGCCGCAGAGTATGGTTTCCGCTTTCTCTCGCTGCTCATGCTCCTGCTCGGCATAGTCGATCAGCTTCTGCACCGCGTAGTGCGCTGACGGTGAGAAATTCAGATTACCGCGATCATGCGCCAGCAGGTCACGCACTTGCTCGCAAATTCTGTTCATTCGTCTCGTCCCTTTCTGCGCTCATAAAACAGCGCGTTGTACTGGTCGTATCGGTCTTGGATCGTGCTTTCGACCGGGCAAAAGCGCTCCCAGAATCCACAGGGCCCTATCTCCGGGCAGCCACCGCGGTACACACAGTTCGGCACGAGCACGTCGCTCAGCTCCGGCTCGGTCTCGCGCAGCGCCGCCTTGAAGTCTTCGGCGTACTGCCGGGTCTCCGGCGATGCCTGATAGCACAGCCGCTTGCGCCATGTGTCGATGAGGTTCTGCGCGTTCGCTTCTCCTGTGAACGTGACCGGCGTCTCCTGCGGCAGTTTCCCGCGCGGAATGCCGGTGCGGTCGCTCCTCTGTGTGCGGATGAAGCACTCCCATTTGTGCCGTGACCAGTGCGTGGCAACCCAGCTCGGAATGCCACGCCAGCGCCAACGCACGCGGATGTCGCGGATTGGACTGTGCTCGGCGACCAAAATGGAGCGCTTGAATTGCTCGCTCGGCTCGTGACCTAGGCTCTCCTTGCCTACGGTCGCGCGGCAGTCGTCTACTACCTCGCGCCAACTTCCCTTGACGCCAAGCAGCTCTGTCTTATTGTGCATTGTCACCCTCCTCTTCCGCCCGGTCGAGGGCGGTGGTCGCAACGGCATACGCGCTCCACTGATCGGCGCGGAAGCCGTAGAAAAAGTCTGGGTTTGCTTTCGTGCCCTTGCCGCTGCGGAAGTCATGCGACGCGAAGCGGTCAATCAGCGCGTGGCGGATGGTGGTATCGTTCGCGCGAGGACTGCCGCAGATATTGAGCTTCTCTTCCTTGCGCGTGACGATGTGGTACGGTACGCCGCGGTCGTCAAGCAGTTGCTTATAGCGCCCGATCCATTCGCACGTCTCAAACACGTCGCGCCCGACCGCCATGCCGTAAGATTCGATGATCTCGATCGCGGCAACAGCGAACGCGCCGCCGGACACAATGCCGGAGACGAGCGCGTTCTCGTCCTTCCCCCCATGCACCGGTGCGCGGGTGATCGTATCGACGATGCACCAGCCGGTCTCCCGGTTGCCGGGGTCAAGGGCCAGCATGGTC